TAAAGCAAAAAATGCATTACCAGATGCAAAGAATTTTGCAGTGCAAGTAGTCAACGGCGAAATTAAATTTATTATTAACTATTCAACCGTTAATTCAGACAATATTACATTTTCTATTGGCACAACTGCAAAAGGTGATTTAGATCCAATATGTTTTAGTGCAGATAAACTTAAAGAAGTTTTAGTTGCGAATAAAGGCGACAAAGGTACAATGCATGTATCAAGTCAAGGTTTGTCTAGAATAGATTTTGCAGGCGCAGATTTTGAGTCTAATTATTGGTTGGTACAATTACAGAATTAATATGCAAGTTAACGTAGTAGTAAACAACAATGGTATAAAATTGCCTATAGCAGAATCTGCAAGTGCAGCTGGATGTGATATAAGATCTAATCATGATGCAACTATCAATCCAGGTCATAAATTATTAGTTAAAACCGGATTATCCGTTGAAATTCCAATTGGTTATGAAATTCAAGTAAGACCGCGTAGTGGTTTAGCTTTAAGCAAAGGAATAACTGTATTAAATAGTCCTGGCACAATAGATGCAGATTATAGAGGAGAAATTGGCGTAATCTTGATTAATCATGGCCATGAACAAGTGTTTCTAGAAAAAGGAGAACGCATCGGTCAATTGGTAATGAATAAGGTAGAACAAATAGAATGGAATCCAGTAACAAGCCTAACGGGTACTAAACGAGGCGATCATGGATTTGGATCAACAGGTAATAAATAAATAAATTATGTTTGGAGTAACAGAAAATACATTATGGGTAGAATCCTTCCGCCCCGACACAATGGATGGATATATTGGTAATGAGCATATTATTGACAAAGTCAAAATATTTATTAAGAATGGTGATGTTCCGCATTTATTGTTCTTTGGACCTGCAGGAACCGGTAAGACTACTCTAGCAAAAATTATTGCTAATAGTGTAGAATCGGATGTAATGTATATTAATGCATCTGACGAAAACTCAGTTGATGCAGTTCGAGACAAGATTAAGCGATATGCATCAACTGTAGGATTTAAGCGTTGGAAGATTGTGATATTAGATGAGGCAGATTATTTGACACCAAATGCTCAAGCAGCTCTCCGCAATCTAATGGAAACGTATAGCAAAACTACCCGATTCATATTAACATGTAATTATGTAGAAAAGATTATTGACCCAATACAAAGCAGATGCCAGACATTTGCAATAACACCTCCCAATAAAACAGATGTAGCAAAGCGATTGGTTACTGTATTAGAAGAAAAGGGTGTAACATATGACATTCAAGATATTGCTGCAATTATCAATGCATCATATCCGGATATAAGAAGAGCATTAAATGCTGCTCAAGCTTCTGTGGTAGATGGTGTGTTGCAATTAGACAAAGCAAGTGCGATACAAGCAAATTATATGACTGAAGTGTTGGAGATGCTTAAAACAGCTAAAGACAAAAAAGCAACTTTTAACAAGATCAGAAAATGTATTGCAGATAGCAAAGTAAAAGACTTTACGCCAATGTATACATTTTTATATGATAATCTAGAAGAGTTTGCTACAGGACACATTGCAGCGATCATATTGATTATAGCAGAAGCACAATTTAAAGATGCAACAGTAGTAGACAAAGAAATAAACATAATGGCTATGTTTGTTAATATTATGAATGAATTATAAGGATATAATGAAAAGTAAATTTAAAGTAGGTGACAAGGCAATAAAGCCAAAAGGATATGCATTTCCATGTACAATTGTAGGAGTATTTACAACCCTTAAAGGAGATATTCGAATTGTAGGAGAAATGGATGAATTTGGACTATTACATATATTCAATGAAAATCAATTAGAATCAGCAAATCAATAATATGCATGAAGTATTACACGTAATAGGACTATGTCCAGATCATTTTGCTCATATCAATTTAATTGATATAATTGTAGCAAATTATGAAAATTTAACACATATAAACCTTAAGTTAATAATAAAAAAATATGGCAGAAAAACCACATAAAGGCACTATTACACTTGTTTTTAAAACCAGTAATCGTAGCAATGCAAAGACAAAAATTAAAACATATAAACGTAAAAGCATTGACGACATATTAACAGCAAAAAAATTGGTTGGTATCCCAGAAAATGCTATAATATTAGAAATGGGTATGGGTCCTGACTTTGAATCTAAATGGCGAAAAAAATATAAATTATAATGGCAACAATATTTGATTTTATCGGAGGTATAACAAGCAAAAAGAAAGCTTGGGACAAGTGGACGGATATAGAACAGAAAAAGTTCTCTCCATTTATTGTGAATCGTTGGCTTTCAATGAGAATGGAGTTAACGGATCTTGTCAATGAACTTCAATGCTATACTATAGGTCAATTAAAACCTAGAGACACGTATAAGTTGTATCACGATCTGCTCCCTAATAATAAAGCATTTGCAAAATATGTTAAAGGCAAAAAGTCTGACAAGTATGATGCAAAGTTAATCAATCAATTAGCAGAACATTATCAAGTAAGCAAAAGTGAAGCTACTGAATATTTAGAATTGTTAAATAAAGATGCGTGTGACCGTATACTAACATTGTACGGGTATACTGCAGCAGAGAAGAAAAAAATGATGAAAGGGATAAAGTAAATGTTTGTAAATAAACAAGGCGAAACAATCGATTTCGAAGGAGATTCGATACACACACAAAAACATTATACAGGCAAAGACAGTCTATACAAATTTGCAACGGATTGGGAACTTAATGCTTATGAATTTGACATACTTAAACGAATTGTAAGATGCCGACGAAAAGGTAACTTTGAACAAGACTTACAGAAAACAAAAGATGTGATTGATATTTATTTAAAAGAATTTAATTAGACTTCTTCTTAAATTTTAAAGGCCATTTGTAACCAATGTTAAGAAGTTGAGTGTATTCTCCTCTTCCAGATTGTCCCGTACCTAACTCAGTAGAAAATGTAAAGAATCCATGATCTAGGTGTTTTACATGTACTTGTGCATAGACCATAGCAGGATTAAAACGTATTCCTAATATTATAGATACATTTTCTCTGCCCCACATATCATAATAAGATCCTAAACCTATCTTAGCAGTCCAAATATCTGGAAATCCTATACCTACTGACATATCAATTAAGCTATAATCACCAAAATCAGAGGTTCTACCTATAGTTAATGATGTAAAGGGTAGTTTACTAACTTGCCAATCATCAACAACACCGATACCAGTATTGGCTTCGATATACGTTTGTTTGTCAGGTCTAAATTGTCTTGTTTGTCCTAGTAGGAGTGTAGGGAATAATAGCAGTGCTAAAAGTAAATGTTTCATGTAAATGGCTCGTTGTTATTGTTAATGTAAATTTATTATAAATATTACGATAAAATATAAAAAAATAAAACTTGGTTCATGTAAATATTTTTCTTATATTATAAATAAAATGTGTAATGAGTAAAGAAAGCGTAAACTATATTAGTCCAGTATATAAGTTAGCAGTACGAGACCCAAAGTCAGTACCAAGACGAATATCATATTCACAATGGAGTATGTATGAACGTTGTCCACTAAATTGGAAACTTGCATATATTGATGGATTAGCTCCGTTTACATCTTCTATAGAAACTGTATTTGGAACAGCATTTCATGAAACTATGCAGCATTTCTTAACTGTATTATATACTGACTCAGTTAAACGAGCAGACGCTATTGATTTGTCAGCATTGTTAATGGATAACATTAAAATAGAATATAGCAAATGTGTTGCTGGAAAAGACGGCGAACATTTTTCTAATCCATTGCAATTAGCAGAATATCATCAAGATGGCGTTGCTATATTAGATTGGTTTAAGAAGCGAAGAGGCCAATACTTTTCGAGTCGAGATTATGAATTATTAGGCATTGAAATGGAGTTATGCACTAAAGCATCTTCCAAGAATGAGTCTGTGTATTGGTATGGCTTTATGGATTTAGTTATACGGCACAAGCCTACTAATACTATTGATATAATTGATATTAAGACAAGCAGAATGGGTTGGAATAAATATCAAAAAGCAGATGCATTGAAGTCAGCTCAATTGGTTACATATAAAACTTATTTTTCAGAACAGTACGGTATTCCTAAAGAAAACATCAATGTAGAGTTTTTTATAGTTAAACGAAAGCTAATAGAAAACTCAATGTTTCCACAGAAGCGAGTTCAACAACATAGACCATCATCTGGTACAGTTACACAAAAGAAAGTGCAAAAGCGAATTGATGCATTTATTGAAGAGTGCTTTGATGCCGACGGAAACAAAAATGCCGAACGAAAATATTTAGCATTAGCAGGTAAAGGTGCCAAGCATTGTAAATGGTGTGTGTTCAAGACAGACTATGAAAATTGTCCTAAAGAAAATAGAATACGAGAATAATGAAAGTTGCATTGATAGGAAATAAAGATTGGCAGAATAGACGCAAAGTTCAAGAAGCATTGCAACAATTAAAAACTAAATATGACAATGTAACAGTTATAGGTGCAGGTGGTTCCGAAGGAGCAAATCATATGGTTAGAAAATATGCATTGGAATTTGGAATGTCGTATAAAGAATATAATCCGTCTTATTCAGGTTATAACTTATACTCAGCAATGCCTAAAACATATTATGGTAAATCATATCATTTTAGTCAACTACATCACAGAATGAAACTTATTGCTGAAAATTGTGATTATATGATTATTATGACCAATGAAGATGTCATGGACCCATTTTTAAAAACAGCATACAGCAATATTAACAAACAAAAAAAGCCGGTAGTTTTACTAGGTTGATATTTATATAAAAGTTATAAGGAGTTTAAATGAAGTTACCAAAGCTACAACCAGTAGATATTAACAAACCAAAAAAGAAAAAAATATTATTGCTATCTGACGATTTCCGATTACCAAGCGGTATTGGAACTATTAGTCGTGAGATAATCATGAAAACAGTTCACCATTATGATTGGGTGCAACTTGGAGCAGCATTAGAACACCCAGAGCATGGTAAAGGACAAGATATATCAGAACAAGTAGCTAAAGAAACGGGTGTTACGGATGCCGATGTAAAAGTTATTCCATGGACAGGATATGGTGATCGAAACGTTTTATTTTCTATATTACATCAAGAACAGCCAGACGTTATTATGCATTTTACTGATCCTAGATATTGGACATGGTTATATGCTTTAGAGCACGAAATTAAAACTACATATGGTACGCCTATCTCATATCTTTCAATTTGGGACGATCTCCCATATCCAATGTGGAACGCCCCATTTTACGGCAGTTGCGATATGATTATGGGAATCAGTAAGCAATCTGATAATATACATAGAGAAGTGCTTAAACAGAATGGATTTGAGGTATATGACTACGATTCAGAAGAAAAAGACCAAAAAGGCATAATCACCGGGTATGTACCACATGGATTAGATGAAAATGTATATACACCATTACCCAAAGACGATTCTAGATATTTAGAAATGCACAAGCAAATAAAGGAAGCAAATGGTGCAGATTTTGTTGTATTTTGGAATAACCGAAACATCAGAAGAAAACAGCCAGGTGATGTGATACTTGCATTTAAAATGTTTAACGACAAATTGACTGTAGAGCAACGAAGCAAAACAATGCTGCTTATGCACACAACACCAGTAGACGGTAACGGTACGGATTTAAAAGCTGTAGCAAAGAACATTGCTCCAGATTGTAAAGTAGTATTTTCAGAATCTAAACTTTCTGTACAAGATCTTAATGCAATGTATAACGTTGCAGATGTAGTTGTGAATATAGCTAGCAACGAAGGTTGGGGACTAAGTAGCACAGAAGCAATGTTATCCGGATGTCCAATTATAAATAATGTAACGGGAGGTCTTCAGGACCAATGTGGATTCCTAGATGAAAATGATGAATGGATAAGATTCAATGGAGAATTTCCAACCAACCATATGGGTAAATTTGGAACTCATGGGGCTTGGGCTCAACCAGTATTTCCAAGCAATAGATCATTGCAAGGAAGTGTGCCTACACCGTATATATTTGATGACCGATGTCAACCAGAAGATGTAGCTGAAGCTATGCATTATTGGTGGGACATGGATTTATTTTCACGACAAGCACTTGGCGGCAGGGGGAGACAGTTTTGTTTAGATAATGGATTAACTGCAAAACAAATGGCAGACAAAATTATCAAAATGACTGACTTGCTAATTAGTCGACCAATGACACGACCAAGATACACATTTAATAAAGTTGAAGAAAAACAATACGAAAACATAGGAATAGCATAATGAGAAAAGTAGTTATATCATCACCAGTAGCAACACAATCTGGTTACGGACATCACGCCCGAGAAGTTATCAAACAATTTATGGACAAGAAAAAAGATGAATGGGATATCAATCTGCTTTCAATGCCTTGGGGTAATACTCCATTTACTTATCCTATACCTACTGAGTGGAGACAAAAATTTATAGGACTACCACTACAAACTAAACCAGACATATGGGTACAAATAACTGTGCCTAATGAGTTTCAAGCCGTTGGTCAATACAACATTGGAGTGACTGCCGGGACAGAAGGCAGTGTGTGCAACCCAGAATGGATTGACCGAATCAATCAAATGCAAATAACCATTGTTCCGAGTGAATTTACTAAAAAGACATTTGAAGATACAGCAACAAAGCATGGTAAAACTATAACTACTAATCTGCAAGTAATATCTGAATATTTTGATGATAAAATATATGACAGTAACAATGTAAC